AAATTCATAGTTATCAATACAGTCGTAAAAATAGTTCCCTATTATACATTAAGAAATGATAAAATAAAAGATAAAGATATTTTAGTTTCCTGTTTAATATTCATAATATACAATATCTGGTTATATATCAACAACACCACAGTAGTGAATATTTATTACAAAATATACAATTCGTTAATAAATAACAAAGAAAATACACCAGGAATGATGATAATAAAATATTTGATAAAAAAATAAAATTTAGAGAAAAATTAAACACTTGGAACAAACTGCCAATCTAAATCATGACATACTTTCTTCCAAATCATATCTTGTTCCAATTGTTTTTCTCTATCTTTCATCATCGGTATATAAGGTAAATATTGCGTTTGGTCTAATAAAACACAAAGTTGATGTAATGTATATGTATAATTAAAGAAATTCGTTCGATTTGCAGGACAATGTGTTGCCCAAGGCTTTTGAATTTCTATAAATAAAACACATAGAGTTTCATGTAATTCTTCATTCATAATAGGTGGTTTTATACCAAATAACGAATTGATATATTGAATATGCTCAAAATATTTATTGAAACCTAATTTTCTCAAAATATCTCGCATTTTGTCATAATTTATCAATGACATATCCTTTATACGCTCTTTTTTGATGCGTGCTTTAATTGCTTCGATAACATCTTCAGGAATCTGTGTTGTTTCTTTTGCTTGAAATTGTGATAAAATCTCTTTGAAATGATTTAATCGAATATATGCAGTATAAGATACTTCACTGGGTGGTTCTTTATTCGCAGGTTTGGAATTATCAATAATATATGTAATAAATTTACCACAATTGGGATTATTACATATCAATATTCCTTCTTCGTCTTGTGGAATAAGTTCTCCGTTATTACAAATTTCACATACATCAGAAGGTACTATAAAATCCATAATATTCGTTATTTCATTATTGACATTTCTCCAATAATTTTGATATGCTGTTTTAGATTGTGCATATTTTTCGCTTTGTGGATTCTCTGCATCTGGATTTGTAGATTTGATTTTGAAAAAAGAATTCAAAATATTAGTATTCTGATTCATGGTTGACCCAGAAGAAATTTGTTTTTTCTCTTCAAAATAGTGAAAAATGTATTTTGAATTCTCTAATAAATAGTTTTTTTTCTCTTGCTTTATAGATTTAATCTGTGCCTTCAATATAAAAATTTTGTCTCTTATATCTAAATATTGCTCGATTTGATTTTTTGTCAATGTTTTGATTTTCGTTTTTAATTCGTCGATTTCTAACTGAATTAAAGGTATAGTTTTTGATTCATTTTCATGGAATTGTTCTAGCATTTCTGTATGTTTTTCATCAATTGTATTTGCTTGATGTTTTTGTAAATTATTTGAACTCTGCTTTGATGATTTTAGTATATTGGGTATATTTTGATTGAAATTCATTTTTTTTTGTTTTCAGTTTTTCGTTATTATAGTATTTACATTATCAACTTTATATATTATTTTGATTGGTATTATTTTTATTGATTTTTTCATATTTTTCGTTTTCTGAATGAAAAATTCGCTCTAAATTTATATTTAAATTATGAATAGTTTTTATATGCCAACTGAATTATTAATAACATCCTTAGGTGAATTACAGGATAATATAAAAATAGAAAAATCAGTTTTAAGAAAATTATTATTTCTAGAAAATGCATTAGAACAAGGTTGGACAATCAAAAAATCTGAAGATTCTTATATTTTTACAAAAAAACATGAAAACAGAAAAGAGATATTTAAAGAAAATTATTTAGAAAAATTTTTGATATCAAATTTCACTAATCAAGATATTTTGAATCCTTGAATAATAAAAATCAAATTTGCATAATTTTATGGTAAATAATGAATTGAAAATTTGTAAATTTTAATAATTAGATTACTTTAGTAATTTTTAAAATTAAATAATGAATTGCAAATAATTTTTTTCTAACTTTATATTGTATAACTATATATCGTTTCATTGTGTTTAGTAAATTTTCATTGTTTATTACTGAAAAATAAAAAATAAATTATTTTATTTTTCTCCAAATTATTTTCTTAGCCATAGTATATACGAAAGTATAAACTATGGCTGGTGGACTTATGCAACTCGTCGCCTATGGCGCACAAGACGTTTTCCTTACTGGAACCCCTGAAATTACTTTCTGGAAGGTGTCATACAGACGCCATACCAACTTTGCTATGGAATCCATTGAACAAACCTTCTCTGGACAAGCCGATTTCGGTCGTCGTGTTACATGCACAATCTCAAGAAACGGAGATCTTGCATACAGAACTTACCTTCAAGTAACTCTTCCAGAAATCAACCAATCTATGGCCACCTCTGGAAGTGATGGTGTCTATGCCCGTTGGTTAGATTTCATTGGTGAGCAATTAATCGCCCAAGTTGAAGTTGAAATTGGTGGTCAACGTATTGATCGTCAATATGGTGATTGGATGCATATCTGGAATCAACTTACTCTATCCAGAGAACAACAACGTGGATACTACAAGATGATTGGTAACACCACCCAACTTACTTACATCACTGATCCTAACTTCGCTGGTGTCTCTGGTCCTTGCTCTGCTGCTGGTGTTCCAAACCAAGTTTGTGCTCCACGTAACGCTCTTCCAGAAACCACTCTTTATGTTCCATTCCTATTCTGGTTCTCAAAGAATCCTGGACTTGCCCTTCCTCTAATTGCCCTTCAATATCACGAAGTCAAAATCAACCTTGATATTCGTCCTATTGGTGAATGTCTATGGGCTGTCAAAACTCTTGGCGCTGCAGTCACAGGTGGTTCCCAATCAGTATCCCAAGCATACCAACAATCCCTTGTTGCTGCTTCTCTTTATGTTGACTACATTTTCCTTGATACTGATGAACGTAGAAAGATGGCACAAAACCCTCATGAATACCTTATTGAACAAGTTCAATTCACTGGTGATGAATCAGTTGGTTCCTCATCAAACAAAATCAAACTTAACTTCAACCATCCATGTAAGGAATTAATCTGGGTCGTCCAACCTGATGCTAATGTTGATTACTGCTCATCCCTTGATTCTGGAGGTGTCCTTTACAGAACTCTAGGTGCTCAACCATTCAACTACACTGATTCCATCGATGCCCTTCCAAACGCCATCCATGCTTTTGGTGGTCCAAAGGAAGTTGCCGGCCCTAATGCATTCATTAACTCTTCTGGATTATTCCAAATGGCTGGTGCTGATGATGCAACTGCTGGTACTGCTTGGTTAAATTCAGCATCTGGATATGTTCCATTTGATGCACAAGGTGGTGCCAATGAAGGTTCCCTTGTCTCTGATGCCGGAACTTTCGTTCTTTCTGAAACTGCTCTTGACATGCACTGTTGGGGTGAAAATCCAGTTGTCACTGCCAAACTTCAACTTAATGGCCAAGACCGTTTCTCTGAACGTGAAGGAAACTACTTTGATGTTGTTCAACCATTCCAACACCACACCAGAAACCCAGATACTGGTATCAACGTATATTCATTCGCTCTAAGACCAGAAGAGCACCAACCAAGTGGATCATGCAACTTCTCAAGAATCGATAACGCTGTCTTACAACTTGTCCTTTCTTCACCAACTGTTGCAGGAACTGCCACTGCTAAAGTCAGAGTATATGCAGTTAATTACAACGTATTACGTGTAATGAGTGGCATGGCTGGAGTAGCTTACTCAAATTAATCGTAATATATTAGCATTTATGGTAATAAAAAAAATCTTAAAATTAAAATAATAAAAATAAATATCAAACAACTAATTTGATATTTATTAAGGCAATTTATGTTTTCTACCAAAATAATTGACAACCATAAAATGGCCAAAAAATACCAATAAAATACCAATATAAATATCAGTAATCAATATTACTCGTTTATTGACATCAGATTCTAAATTATAGTAAAACCAAGGTAAAGCCCATGCACCAAACGCTAATTGTCCGATTTGTAAAGATGTGATATATATTTTACAACCCGAAATACGTTTTTGTAAATTAGGAAACAATGTTAATAAATAATAAAAATACATAATACTATGTACTCCAGAATTCAGAACACTAGCGAAAAAAATACCATCAAATCGATACATATAACCCAAATGCCATATGAAAGTAGCACCTATATGATGAAATTTTTGTAAAAATATTGGTGTTTTCCCTTTAGAATATAAAATAACAGTATCCATATATTCATAATATTTTGATAAACAGCATAATAATACCATATGGTCAACCCCATTTATATCAAAATAAAATCCACGTCCAGCAACTATTCCATGATTATAGAGAACATTTGCTAATCCAATAAATTCATATAAACTGAATATATGCAGACCTAGATTATGAACAAAAGAAACACAGTTTATTATTGTAGGAGATATGCAACGTAATTCATTTTTTGGAAGATTCAAATAACCATATGCAGCAATTGTTGGAAATAATAAATGAAACATTACAATTTTTGTAGATATTATAAATTGATAAACCAAAAATTTTATATGTTTTTTCTAATAATATTTATCAGAAAATCCACGTATTAATAGATAAAATCTGGGTTTAGTATATAAATGAAAACAAAGACAATTAAAAAACAAACCAAAAAACAAATTAAAAATAGAATTCAACGAAAAACAAAAAAAAATCAAAAAAAACAAAAAGGAGGAATTACACCAATAAATAGTCCAAGAACCATTATGTCTCCAATAACGCCATCAATGACACCGCCAATGACACCTGACGAAAATGTTACGAACAATAGAGTAATGCGTAATCGCAATCGTAGTTTTCAAGAAATAACATCCCCATCATTTATCAGTAGTCCTTCGGACGATGAAAACAGTGAATATCATGATATTATGCAAGACTACTACATAAATGATAATGTTAATCTTGAAAGAGGAAGACGAAGACGTGGTGATTCATTTGATGAATTAGTCAGCCGTTTGGATTTTTCAGGAACAAATGCCAGCCCAAATTATGATGACATGTTTTCAGAAGAATTAAATGATGATAGTTTCATGTCATTTGAAAACCATCAACCAGAATTAATTCCAGGAACAAGAGCATATGAAGTTATATCTGAACCAGACCCAATAATTATTGAAAAACTAGACAAAGAACTTTCTGATAAACTGAAAGAAATACCAAAAGATAAACTAAATTTTGATAAAAACAAATCAGTAATGGATTATATCAATGATGAAGAAACAACAGTAGAAAATTTTTTGAAACAAAACGCGGACAATATCGTTATAAGAGATGAAAATGAAAATTATTATTTCGTAAATAAAGAGACTATTAAAAATAATCAAGAAACATCAGATTTATTTGTATGCAATGAAGCCACAATAGGTTGGGTTGGCATTGTTAAATTATTGAAATTAACTAATACTAATTTTCCATTATATAACATGAATTCGATTGGAATTGAAAATTATGTTTTCAAACCAGATATAGATAAATTATTAAATGAAACAAATAGAGAACAACTTTATTATATTATTCCTACTAAAACTGATGTACCAAGTACTGTATCTAAACCAATGTTAGAAATATACATGCCAGATGCGACAAGTGCAAATCATTGTCAAATAGGAAAAGGTGGCAGAGTATTTCGGTTGATTTCATTGAATGAATTGAACCAATACAATTCGCAAGGAGGAAAATACTACAAACGAAAACAAAAAACAAGAAAACTGAAAATAAAAAATAAAAAAACAATTAACTAATGTTGTTGAACTATTTCTTCAATATTGAATATTATATTATTCTAATTATAATATATTTCGAATGGTATTTTTACAAAAATATATATTAAAAAAACCGCATAAACAAATTTTAATAACAATTCTATTCAAAAATATCTAATTTGACAAATGTCAGTATACCATTCTTCAAATCTGAATACACAAAATGATTTATTAATGAAAAATCTCATGGAGTTTTATAATGACCAAGACAATTTAAAGAAAATGATGCGAATTATAAATGGTGAGTCCAATATTTCACTTCGTATTGTGGATTGGTTTGTAACTAATTTTTCTAAAAAATTCTATACTGTATATGAAACCAAAACGATTAAAAATGAATCAATGCGTTTTAAAGTATATAATGATTATAAATTGAAATTGAAAGCATATAGTAAAAAACGTTTCGACCCTTTTTGTAGATGGGAGCGAATTACAGTTCCATATGACGAAGAAAAATTCATGGAAACTACGATTGGACAATTGAACTTTTTCAAATGGGCAATTGAGAACAAAATAGTAGATTATATCGAAGAACATTATTCAGAAATCGAAGCAGATATGAATAGTCGTAACAGCACATCTAAAAAAAGAACACCTAATGATACAGAATCTACAAGTTCTAGTAATAATTCAACACCTGATAATATTCAAGATAATACAAAAACACGTAAAAAACGTGAAGAATTATCAGTATCCGCATGTAAATGCATAAAAAAAGAAACCGTTAAAATTATTGTAAAATTTAATTAATTTCATTTGATTTCATTTGATTTTATTTGATTTTATTTGTTATTGATTTGTTGTTTCACAAAATTACAAATCATTTCTAACCATAAGTTGCCAAGGTCATTTGGGTCATTAATATCATAACTAACATCTTGATTTGTTTCTATTCTTAAAATGTGTGGTGAATCGTCAAATAATATAGTATTTGTATCAGGTGATAATAACTTACTCAACCATTTGTCATGATATTTTTTACATTTTTGTAAGTATTCTAGTGATATACCACCTTCACCTTGCCTTGAACGTTTATTGATTCGTTTATAACATACTTCTGCATCTGCATCAATATATATAATTCCATCTAAACCAAAATCTCTTGCATATTCTTTACAAAAGTTAGAGTAAATCTGATAATTAATATCTTCGATTAAACCATCATCATGAAGCATATTCGCAAATATATTTTTATCGGCTTCCAACGAACGTTCGCAAATAATAACCGAACAATTCGGATTTTCTTGAATTGCATTACGAATCATGGATAATCTCGATGCGTATGCCATAACTTGAAACGGAAAAGCATATTTTTCTTGGTTTTTATAAAATTTTTCTAATATATTCTCGCCAGTTGTATGGTCTTTAATAGTTTCCCAAAGACCGACTGGTTCTTTTAATAAAACTATTTTATCACGAATATTACCAAACGAATTTTCTAATTCTTCAATAATTGTTGATTTTCCAGAACCGATATTTCCTTCGATTGAAATAATAAGTGGTTTGTTAGTTTTATTGAATGCTGACATTTTTGATTGATATGTATGTTTTGAAACCGATTCAATAATTTTAGTTAATATTATTGAATTGTTCGATGAAAATTATTTTTTCAATTTTTCAACCCATCAGAAATTTCGAACCAAAAAACCGTATTGGTTTATATCTCAAAATATCTAATACACGTCTCGTTGTTGGAAATTCATCTGCACCATAAATATCCTGCAAAAGCATCCATTCAAACATTCCACCTGAATAAATGTATACAGATTTGAATCCTAATCCAGATAATTGGTCGTATTTTTTTTCAACTGACATGTCACAATCATTTTTACCATAAATGATTATTTTACGACTATTCATATCATATTTATATGAATTTTCCATAATATCATTTACCGTTTTCTCTTCCAAATCGCATAACAGCGTATTTTTTATCAAACAATCTTGTTCGGTTATATTGAGCGTATTTATTAATAAGAAATCTGTTGGAAATTTGATAGCAAATTGGACATCTTCAAATGATACTTTTTTATAGGATGTTTTGAAAAGTCCAGCAAACATTTATATTTTTGACTATGATATTATTACTTATATATTTTATGTGTTTTTGATACAAAATTGAATTATTTTTTTATAAATTTATTATAAAGAATAATAAATTATCAATATGGAATCGAAGAACCAAAATAAACTGGATGTTATAAGAAATATTAAATCTATTATAAATAAATTCAAAGATGATAGTAAAATAATTATGTCAAAACATGAAAGAGCAATAGAAATAAGAACAGCATATAAATTGATTTACAATAATATAGATGAAATTCATAAAAAATTTGGGGAAGTTTTATTTACAAAATTTATG